CGCTTCAAGCTGTTCGAGCGCAGCTTTCTTCTCATGCCGATTGGGCATGTCTGTGATTTTCTGGTTTGGAGAGAGAAGACCGTATTTTGCCGACACGTAGGACTAATACAGCGTTATCCCGCTTGTGGGTGCCCCTGCGGGAGAGAAGCTGCGGGGAACGTCTCGCGACATGCCCCGCGTTTTGGAGGTTACGAGAATAGACAGTTCAGCCTGTAGTCTTACATCGGATTAAGGCGTGAGTCAAGGATTTTTATTCGGGCGCCGGTAGTGTCCTACGACTGCCGCAGGCTTGGAGTTGTATTTTGAAAAACTGGTTTGTAAGCTCTATAAAAGAGCTACGGCCTAATTCGACATCTGCATAATCCCCCATGCATCCTTTGTGTAGCAGAAACTGAAACAAATCTTCCCCCGGTGCATCTAGCAGAGCTTTTACTCTGGCCTCGCGTGCCTGCTTGGCGGTATCCTGGGCTTGGGCTTCGGTCAAGGCAACGGTCTCTTCTAGTTTTCCCACTTCTTGAAGCGCCTCTAAATGGGACATCAGAGCCTGACACAGATTTGCCTGAGCTTCTTCAAAAGTTGCGCCAAAGACGGCAACGGGCAGGTCGTCGGCGACACCATTCCACACGCCATCCTCTTGCCATAGATTGCAGAGCACGGGAAATTGCTTAACTTTTCTGGTTTTAGTAAATAGGCTCACAAAATTTTCTCCACACTCATATAGATACCCGTGAATGTACAGGTGCCAAGCTAGGGCGCTTCGCCCTTCAGCCGCTCGATCTCTCGTTGCTGGCTCTCTACTTTTGATTCATATCGGCGTTGCATTTCTGTCGGCCACGCTACGATTTTGTCATCATCCAGCCAAGCGTTTTTATCTCCCTCTGGTATGGAATTAAAGATTGCATTGCGAAGCGCCGTCATGTGTTTATGCGCCCACTCCGACCATTGCTCGTGACGTTTAGGCCACAGGCTCTCTACTGCTTCGGCGAGGGCCGTCAAACTATTTCCATCCGACAACCGATCCCATGCCGCAGAGAACTCGTCACAATGGTTGCAATCAGGGTCTTCGCACTGCGATTGATGGTCATTGAGGCGTTTCAGTGTAGCGTTGTCTTCCCGCACTCTCCGCGCTATCTCTAACGCCTCGGTGGGGGACTTTTCCACAGGCAAGTGAGATAGTGGGATATTATCTGCTTTCGTTGCCGATCCCTCCCCAGCCTCCGAGCGTATCATCTCGAATGTGGCGGTTGCTTTACATGCTGGGAAATGTTTCCAGCCACCCATAGCTTGGATACGTGCCTGATTTGGCTTTATTTCGTCATGGCACATAAAGCACTTCCGCAAGGCCGATGGTACTTCAGCCTCCGAGCGCAGCGGCGCCGGCTCGGCGGCCATAAACTTTTCAATTTCACACGAGAGCCATTTTTTAAGTTGGTTTCTGTCGCTGCTATGAAGGCACTTTGATAAAGATTGCGGCATCTTAACAGCGAGTACGCCAGACAATTGATCATGAACATATCGCGCTGGTCGTGGAGTTGGCGCCTGTTCCGAGTAAAATTGCGAGATTCCCTCAAACTGCTTATCGATTTCGCTGGCTGGTTGGGGTGGGGCGGCGAGCGGCATAGGATTTACTTCTCGCATCTCATACAGGCCCATTACAACAAGCTGGTGAGCCGCTATTGCCTGCCGGATGGTTCTGTTAAGCGTAAGTTCCTGCTTGATGGCCATCTGCTGCACGGCTGTGAATTCTTTATCCGTCAAGTCAAGCTTGATGTGAGCAACATTTTTCTCGCCCTCGGGAGCCGCCTTTTGCGCGTCAACTTGTGTGGCGTTGTCATCTTTGTTTTCAGCCATAGCTATATTCCCCCTTTAGAGATTACTTCCTCATAGTGGTGCCAAATGTCGCGATGATACGCGCAATAACGGCTTGTGCATTCAATTGCAAGATGCATCGGCGGAGATAGGCTTGGCCCGCTATAACCCTCATCACCAATCGGATGCTGAACAACTTGCTCTGCTTCCTGCGCGGCTGGGAGCGCGGGTATCCCCCGCCACTCAATATCTACAGGCCGTCGAATTCCGCACTTCGGGCAATCACCGTCGTATAGCGTCGTTCCGCAAACCGTATGGAATATCTGCATAAATTCACACTTGGGGCCGTTCGGCTCGGGAGCCGCCTTTTGCGCGTCAACGCGCGCACCAGTAGACACATCGCTGCTATCAATCGCGATGTAACCAGAGAATCCGAGCGGCTTTATCTCGTTCGCCTCCCTGGAAATCTGCTCCGGGGGCGCTGGTTGTACTGGTAGGCAGCGGGGTTCGACATCGCAATAAACATCACGATCATGAATGCCGGCGTGCTTGCCCATTGCGCCATACGAATCTACTTTCGGATTGCCCTGCATTCTCTGTACCTGGGTCATCGCTTGTGCTCCTCTAAAATCTTCGCGAATATCTTGGTTAATTCGTTGATCTCAAAAACGTCCTGAGGTTCATCGTCTCCCGCGTCGTGATGGAGAAACCTGCGTGCGGCGTGGACAAGCTTTCCCAAGAGAGCCAGATTTAGATTCGTTTCCTGTTCGCGTCCCTTGCTCATTGGGTGCCCCCGGTTTCATAATCTTCTATTAACTGCTGATCTCTTCCCAAATCATGCCATTCGACTGTAACTGTTAGGGGCTTATCGGTCATGGGTGGCCTTCCTCGGTTACAGAATCGAAAGAGGTGTCCTTGTCTTTGAAGAAAATCCGCACATTATCTTTAAACATATTCATAGCTAGCCCCTGCAATGGCGGCTGCTGGGCCTTGCAGTGTACGTGCATTCCGCAAATCCTTGCTGGATTATTGGTGCATCCCCGTTCATGTTTCTTCACTGAAGGGCCAGAGCAATTGGACTTCTTACAGAAATCGCACTTATAACGCCAGACTTGACGACGGGTCATGTGCTTCCTCCTTCTTACCTTTTTACTCGCCTAACGTTTCCATATACGCCTCTATAAACGCTTGCGCTTGCGGAGCGACGATAGAGTTACCCGCTCCCCGCAAGATGCCCACTCTGTTGGGTACATTCGAGGCTAACGGGAAGCCCGTGATTGCGGGAATCGCTGCTCTAAATGAGCTCCACTGAGATGGCAACGGATGCAAAGCGTCTGCAAGTTCTCTGGCCGATGATCGCGCCAATTCCCATTTTTGTGATGTACATGCAGCAGCTTCATATTCTCTGGAGTCTCCCCGCAACACTCGCACTGTTTCTTCCTGAAGCGTGCCGATATTCTGTGTTGCGCTGTTGAACTCTGTCCCCATACCCCGCGCGTATTCGCACAGCGCAATGAGCAGAACTTCCTCCGCAGAAATACCGCCCGATCCTCCAGCACCTTTCCGCAACGCTTCCTTTGCAGTTGATTCCCACAACGACTGCACCATTTCGGATTGTCTAGCAACATTGGACCGCCCACCTATTTCCTCCTTGACGGCTTTTTTACATTCATCCCAGCAAGCCCCCACGCTGGCGAAAATCCCATCAACCATAAACTGAAAAAAGGGTTGAGCTGGCCGCGCTTTTCCGTCTGCACAGGGGATCCAGATTGCGTCGGACCAGAATCCGTTAACAGCGCCTGTCTCGGCAATGGTCTGCCCTTCGTCCCGTACTGCTCCTCGTCCGTCTTCTGGCCGCGATCCGAGCGCCAATCCCTGGCCGCTGGCGTTGCCCAAGTCGCCATTGCCGCTTGCTGACTCAGCGGTACTCCCGTATCGTGCGGCCTCGGTGGCATCCCGCCCCGGCTGTGATCCTGTGCTGTTGGGGATACCCAGCCGCACAGTGCTTGCGCCGTGTCCGCTAATTGGCTGCACGCATTCGGGCGATTCAGCCGCCGCATGGAATATTCCCGCGCTTTCTCTGGCGGCACTCTGGAATTGTTGTTGTCGCTTAGATTTGGAGTCGGCCACCCAGTACAATCTTTGCCGGATATGCGGAGCGCCGACGCTCGCAGCAGGGAAACTGACCGCCCCGAAGGTGTAACCAATTCCTTCCATGTCATCTTGAACAAGGTC